CTCCTCCGCTGCCGCTACCGCCTCTTCCACTTCCGCTACCGCCTCTTCCACTTCCGCTTGAACGTGATGCCATTTTTTATTCCTCCTTATTAGAAACTACCAGCCCACTGGTCAGACCAAGAATCCCATACGATTGGACTCCATCCGCCTTGAGTGTCTATTTGTTCTTTTGTAAGTTGTAATGTAGTTGTAGTCATTTGTGCAGTAAATCCTTCTACTGTTAATGGACTTAGTTGAGTTCTATCAACCCAGATGTCTGATGATGGATTTAAATCCATAATTCCATCATAAACTGTTACGAAGTAAGGGGTCACATTTTCAATTCTTGTTGCAAATGGTTGTGATATTTCAACTACTTCTCTATAATTTAGCGTAATCACACCTTTGCCGGCGCTAGTGGGATTAATACCACTACGAGTCACTCCGATACCAATTAAATCAGTAGCGTACTTGGCGTCATAAGATGTAAAAAATGTATCTTCATTATTTAGAAGAGTATTATCACCTAATAAAAGATCAATTTCAGTCGTATATGGTGTTGGTCTTAACTCACCTCTCTTCATGTCAATACTATTCTTAACTTCCGTTTCTTTAATTTGGAATGTCGTAGTCTTAAAGTTATCTACAAATAAACCACTCTTAAATCTATCAATACCATTCACATCTTTAATAGTTAGAGTTGAAGTATCTTTTTCCAGTAATGATAATGTAGTGTAATACTCTAGATTCTTAATTCTATTTTCGAGTCTTGCAATATCTTTCATCTGATATCTTTTATGCTCAGTAAGAATTACTAAAGCACTTTCTGCGTTACACTGATAAGGTGGAATAATCACAGTAGCAATTTCCAGAGCATTTTCAATTGGTTCTGGTGGTAGTGGATTATCTGATGGTTCTCCCTGTCTCACTTGAAGGGTATTATCTCTGGATAGATAAATTTTATCAATTCTTCCTACGTAATAAGAATAATTAGATACTATGGAAGTATCTGATGCGATAATATTTCGTGCAGAATTTCCAGTAACACCAAAAGATCTACCTAAGAATTCTAATGGTGACCTAGAATTCTCTAAAACTATGTAATTAGCGACTCTAGGACGTAAATCAATTGTGTCGCCATTATTGATTCCATCTGTAAATGGAACTTCGCACCAATCATACTGAGCATAAGAATCTATAGTAGTCAGATCTCCGGTATCAGAGTCTGAATATTCTCCTCTTTCAAAAACAAGTGTTATTTTTTTGGATGGTGGAAGTTTATCTTTATTTAATAGTAAGGATGAATAATCATAAATGTAATTTTTTGTTCCTTGAGAAAAAGTATAGTTGTCCGAAATATCATTAGAACTTATCTCTATAGTATTAATAGTTCCACTTGTTCCAGATTCTCTGAAGGTAATTATTTCATCCTCCAAAAATGTATTATCAGAAATCAAAACATAATTTATTGTGGTTGAATTCACTTTACCTACATATCTTCCCACAGCAAGACTATTAGATCCATAAATTTCCTCACCAATAATTAAATCATCAACTGTTCCATTTGCACCATTAATATCAATTAATGAAAGTGATGGTAAAATAGGATCAGAAGTATTACTTGATTCAAAAACCCCATAAATCTTACTTACATCCGGATAATTTAAACAAATTTCGGAGTCTTGAACTCTTGTTCCATAAGGATAATTTCCATAAACTAATCCATCATTTAATGTAGTAGCGCCAATTCCAGAACCTGGATTTGAAGATTTATCTAGAGTAAGAGTTGAAATTTTAATCTTATTCTTTTGTTTTGCCTTAATTTTAACTCTTTGAATAGTTGCTATGAGTCTTGCATCACTATTAGTTCCAAGACCAAATATTGAAAGCCCTCTATTATTATCAGTAAATGAGAACTTATCTGAAGAAAGTGGTTCTAATTCTCCATCTTTCCTAACTAACACATAGTCTTCCTCATCAAATGGAACGAAAAACTCGGTTGATTCTAATGCCGTCGGAGAAATTGTAACTGCATTTGCCGAAATTTGTACGTCAAACTCTCTTCTAATAAACAGATATGAATCTGTTAAATCTACCGTTGATACATTTTCTTTGGGTAGAGGTGTAAATAAAGTGTTATTTGATGATTCTTTAAGCGGAGACTTTAGTAAGAAGATATTATTTAAATTAACCGCAGATGAAGGTAACGCACCTTCACATATTCCGGCAACGGTGGTAATTCCTGCAATAGTAAATGATTTTTCTGATACTGATACTACCCGTGAGTATGTAAAAGTAGAAATTCCAGGAACATTATATGTTACTATATCGTTTTTCTTTAGTGCTACATTAAAGAATAAATCTGGATTACTTGTGCGTACAGTGCTAATTCCAACAGAAGCGGTACTAATTGAAACTGGACCAAAATCTGCAACAACAATGGGTTTAACATCTCCAGTAAAAGTATATGCTGTACCAACAATTCCATATAAAGAACTTACATCAGATACCCCATACTCAGTTACTGCTATTGAAACTCTTGCATTAGTTTCTTTATCATCAAATATTAACTTTTCTCCAACTTGGAAGTTTCCTTCAATATTGTATGCAGTGATAATTCCAGAGTTAGATGTTGCATATCGTAAAAACGCAGTTGCTCCACTTGCTTTTCCTTTAATATGAGTTGGAATTGTTAGTGTAGTTGGTTCATTCAATGTAAATTCATTATACATTTGAATATCATACAATGAAATATCCCATTCATTGAGATTCTCCACACTTTCATTATAAAGACCAGATTCTAAAGCAAAATCATAAACTCTTGCCAATCCAATTTCTTTCCCCGGAGCAGTAGTCTGAGATACGCCAACTCTAGAATCTCTGAGGCTTACGATATAAGAACCATCTATTTCTAAAGAAGGAGCTCCATAAACACGATTTAAAGTAAATGATGAACCATTGGCAAAATTGATATATTGATTTCTAAGTTCTTTTGTAGTTCTTGGTTTTACAAAATCTAAAAGTTGAGTTCCTAAATTTTCTACTTCATATCCTTGAATATATGCCTTACCTGCAGATATTTTATAAACACCTAAGTCTTCACTTGGTGTTAGTCCCTGAGAAGTAATTTCCTCGGGAAAATAAGCACCATCGTTTCCTAGGAAATCATTTAAAGATTCTTTTACTTCTATTGTAAATGGTCTTACATAATAATCTCCAGATTCATCATAAGTTCTTCTGGCAAATTCCTTTGCAATTTCATCATATTGAGCATTGCGATTTAATTTTTTAAGATCTCCTTCAAGAACTCTAAAAATTTCAACATAATTTTTATCGGTTACTGAATTGGTTTCATTAACAGTAATCTGTCTTTTATCTAATACTGCAGTAATCTTGAATCTATCTGAACCAGGAGCTGCAAAGTTAGAAAATCCTCTTGCATTATCATATAAAGAGGAATCATCATCTGCGGTAATAATTTCCTCAAATATTTCAAATCCAACACTATAAGACGGAAAATTATTGTTCCAATCTAAAATAATATTTTGAGTTGGTACATTTATGAAATATCCACGGATAAAATATACTCCCTCATTTACAATAAGAGCAGAACCAAGTACATTTGGATTTTCTACAATTGTCGTACAGAAAGATTGTCCTGAATTTATCTGAGTTAATGTAGAGAATCCTGGAGATACTACAGACTCGGTTAGTAAATTTTCCTGACTTAAGAAAGAATTTGCATCAGATTTAAATGTACAATACAAAAGGGTAAATGGATTACCCTCTTCTCCTGCTTTGAGTATTCTTACAACCCTAGCTCTAGCACCAGAATCTTCTCCTATAATGTCCCGATTTAATAAATTATCAATGTAACTATCTACAGATACTCCATTAAAAGTAGGTTGAATTTGCACTCCTATGAGGTTAGGAATATAATTCAATCCACCGGGAATTACCAATGAACCCTCTTTGAAAATATGATTTCCGAAGGTTTCAATTTGATTTTGGAGTATTGATTGTAGAGTGGTTAGTTCTCTTGCTTGTACTGGTTGTCCAGGTTTAAAAAGAACCTTATAAAAGTTCTTATTCGCATCAAAATCATCAAAATATGGAGATACATTGAGATTAGTTTCTTGAGGCATAATTTTTTAGAATTGCAAAATAACTTTTATATCTTCTTTTTGGTTTTGAGACCTGGTTATTGATGGTCTATTGTCCACGTAAATAATGTTTCCAGAGTATTTTTTAACTTCTGGATTGGACACTCCATTTGCGAAGGACTGTCCCAGATAATAATTTCTATTATTTATAGTGGTGGTGACGCCAGTAAACGTAGTATCAATTCCCAGATTCGAAGAACCTCCAGTAATCGTAACACTTCCTCCAGTAGATGGAGAAGCAGTAAATCTAGTCAAGTTAAATCCATATTGTGGAGAATTATTTTGAGTTCCATTAGTATTGAATCCAACGAAGGTTCTGTCTTGCCAATATTTAAGAACTCCAGTATTTTGATTGTAAGAGATAACTCTTCCTACTGCAGTTATTCCTGTTCCAACTGTTTGGAAAATTCTTGAATCTGCATCAAATGTGGTTGTACTATATGCTATACCAGATAATTTAATAGCATATACTGCACTTGCCCTATTTACATCAAGTATATTAGTTGAATTGAACGCTTCTGGGTTTTCAACTAAACCAATTCTCGCGATTTGGTTTCCAGTTATAAAATCTGGATTTTGGTCATCATTTTCAATTCTAGAATAAACTAAAACATTAAAAGCACCAAGTTCTCTGTAAATATCTGCTCCGTGACCTCCTTTTGGTGGAATGATTATATCAAAAGTAGGTCTTGTTGTTCCGGTGGGTACACCACCAGTTTCTAAATCAACTGAACCATAAGTATATCCAGATCCCCCATTTGAAATAGTAATAGATTCTACTTTTGACTCACTGTTGACTAGAATAGTTGCTTCTGCTCCAGTTCCATCACCTCTAATTGGCACTCTACTATAAACTCTGTTTGCAGTTCCAACACCAACACCACGATTAGTGATTGTTATAACCTTCAACTGTCCGCTTGTTGTTGCATTATTTCTAACTGCGGAGTCCCTATCACTCGTTTCCCAGTCAATAGGAACGGGTATGTAATCAGTAGAATCAAATTTTACAATTTCACTAGGTCTAATTGTATAAAGATATTTCCAAATATATCCATCGCCACTATTTCCTGCCGATCTTGGTTCTAGATCAGTGAAAGTTGGTTCATCCAGTGAAGGTCTTCCACTTGGAGTTTCTGGACTTATTCCATTATCTAGGCAAATATAAACTCGATAATCACTATTCAATACGTAATAATTTGCGTAATAAAGACTTGTAGCTCCAGATGGTTTTGAAGTATTATTGCGACTAATATCGTGGCGATACATATCATAAGTTGTTCCAGATGACCAGGTAACCTTCCTAATCATCTGTCTTACGTCATCAGATCTAATTCTCTTCAAAGCAATCATAGTATCGTAATAGTCATTCTCCTGATCAAAATTATCAATAGGTGCAGGAGGAGTAACATCCCAGGTTGAAGAATAATCAGTTGCGTTAGGTAATCCTATAAAAGAGTAATAAGCATTATCGGTGGTTGTTATTCCCGAAACAAAACTCTTCGCATTCAGTATTCTTAATTGGTCAGTTATAATTGCAGACATTTTACAGAGTTTTTTATCTATTTATGAGGTGTAATTTGAATACTTTAGTTTATTGAATCTTCTTACAGTAGGTGATGTTGAAATACCAGCAATACCATTGTTATAAATTCCAAAGGAGTTTGGTTCAGTTCTAGTGAGATTTGATAATCTACCCCAGGAATAATTTCCAAAATAAGAACTACGTCCAATTCCAGTTAATCCATTGTAATTTCTAACACTTACAGTGACTCGAGTCACATAAGTAACTCCTACGCCAGGAACACTAGTCTGGGCAATTGAAACTGCAACTGCTTGGTAAATGTTATCTAGGTATGTTGATCCAAGACCAACTACAGATCCACCACTGTTAAGTGAAGTTACTCCGTTTCCGACATTGGAATTATCAATAATAAAATAATAACCAGTTTGAATTCCACTAATACCAGTAGTTGCAACACCAACTTGGTTAATAGAAAGATCTCTTAGATAAGAATTCCGAGGAACAAACAAGTCAAATGTAATGCCCGTTGAAGCAATTCCTGTTGTAACTGTAGAAATACCTGTTATAATTCCAAAATCTCCACTATAACTTACATCTCTTATCTCTTCATATTTTGGTATTGGTGATTCAATTAGAACTTGAGGTGGATTAGTTGAAGTATATCCATAACCAGAATAAGATACGGTAATGCTAGTAACTACACCTGCAGTAATTGATGCAGTAGCAGTTGCAAAAGTTGTCCCGATTCCAACAGGAGATGAGATAGAAACTGATGGTGCAGTAGTATATCCAACACCACCACCAATGATGCTAATTGATGTTATTGATCCACCAACCGAAACAACGGCAGATGCAGCTGCACCAACAAGTTCATCCTGAGATACAATTAAGACCTTTTTCTGAGGTTTTTCTGCAGTTCCATTTTGAATATATTCATCAGCACTATCAAAGAAAGTTTTGACGCTTTCTACAAATATTTCAGTTGAAGATGATGTGACATTTTGTATGATATTGGTTACTGGGTAAATATAAGGTTCATATTGAACTCTATCTTTAGTCACACTGACCTCATCAATTACAAGATCAGTCATTTGCTTACACCAAGTCACCGGTCTCAGTAAATTAACATCATTAGAAATACCAGTTCCAGAATATACATTTGTTCTTACGATGTCTGAAGATACAATTTCATTTACAGATCTCTTTGTTTGTTTGTATAATGAATCGTCAGAATTAATCTGAAGAGTATCTCCTGGTTTAACTGTTTCTAGAATATCAGTAAAACTAGTATCAACATCACCAGTTCCCCTATAAAATAATAGTTTTGATGTATCAGTTTCCTTAGGTGGTTCTGTGAATGTAATTATACTTCCTCCTTTGAAAATATAACTTTCTCCTGGAACTTGCAGAACATCATTGATAAAGATCAATAATGTTGATTCCACATCAATATTTGATCCAATTTTTGATCTAATAGTAGTTTGATTTCCATTGATCTTGATAGGAAACTCTATTCTTTCACCATCAAATAAAGAGTCAATAGGATCTAATACCTGAAGATCTCCAATAGTCCATCCAGAAAACTCATCATTATAAGTTCTTTCAATACTGATCTGGAATTCATCAAAAGTTAATGTTGAATTAGTAGGAATTCCTACAACACCAGTAATTGGTACAGTAAGAATTTCTCCTGGTTGATATGCATAACCGTAATTCTTAATTTCAAAACTAATTACACTTGATCCTTGTCCCACGACAATATCAACAACTGCTTCGGTTCCCACTCCAGATTTTGACTCTGAACTGTAAATCAATGGAATATTACTATAAGAAAGTGGAGCATCGAAGAATACATATGGTGGGTTAGTGGATGTATATCCAGTTCCTGGATTTGTAACAGCAACACTTACAATGCGGCCACCACTTACTGCTGCAGTACCAATAAATTGGATATTTGGATCATATAGACTTGAAGTGCCGACACCAACATTTACAACTTGATAACCACTTCTATATCCAGAACCACTGTTTCCAATACTAATGGATTGAATTGTACCTGCAATAGAAACTACTGCGGTTCCACCAGCAGAAACTAATGGTTGATATCCAAATCCCTTAGTAGATCCAACAGAAACTATAATTCCTCCTCTAGGAAGATTGGATGCATTAATATCTGATGTATTTGAAGTTGCGGTTCCTACAAAAGTAACACTACTGATACCACTGGTTTCAGAAAGATCGTATCCACCAATTACACTAATAGCCCCTGGACGTGAAGGTAGTTGGAAGATACTATTAATTAGCAGAACCGAATTGCTTGTAGAGAACCCAGCAATATTATTCTTCTGCGAAGTCAATCTAAACTCAGAAGTGAATCCATCAAATCTATCTGATATATCATCAAAAATATAATTTTTACTGTAGGTTTCATTGATAGAATTTTCAACTCCAGATCTTAAGAATACTCTACCACCAAATGTAGAACTTGTGGAAATTCCGGTATAGTCAGTTTCGTCAAATTTGTCTGGATTTTCAATAGGAACATTGCCGTATGGAGGTGCCGAAAAACTAATACTATTATCAATAATATTATAATTGCCTTGAATTTTAGTTATTAATGCTCCAATGGCATGAGTTGCAATACCAGTTCCCATCCAAGGGCGGACAACAGATACTACATTGGTACTTCCAATGCCTACACCTGTCACTTTCATAATTTCGTCACCAATTTTAATCATATCTCCACCGAAGAATGAAGTAATTCCGGAGAATGATATTGAGTCATCAAACACTTGAACGTTAGATGCAAGAGTTGTTGTAATTGCAGTAGCGACAATTGGTGACTGAATTACGTTATCAATTAAAATTAATGCTTTTGCGTTTTGATTTTTACTAGTAAATAAGTGAGTACTGCCGATGCCAACACTTGTAATATTCAAAACATTTGGAACAGCACGTAAAGCTTCAGATGCAGAAGCACTTACCTTTACATTCAGATCATCAACTTTTACAATATAAACAGAACTTGGTAGTTTATCTGTTGTTCCAATTCCAGTGATTGTTGTTGTAGCAATTCCAATTGGACCACCTTGATAAGAATATTCAACCTCTTCTCCAGTTACAAAATAATGTCCAGGAACGTAAATTAAATCATTAGTAACATCAACAATATTTGTCTGAGAGGCATTGAATTCTTTCTGGAAGATAGGAAGAAGATTGTGCGTAAGATCAAATTCCCTCTTAATATCAATATCAGTTCCTTGATATAATCCATATGAAGAATCAATATCAGAATTAATGAAGTTAATTACACCCTCAGTCTCATCTAGTCCAGAGTGAACCTTGAATACTCTAATCTGACATTGAATATTTGGGATTGGAGTAAAGTTCAAATAAACATTTGTTCCAGAAATACTAGAATCAAAATCGCCTAGAATTCCATTAGATTCTACAATTCCATATTCTGTAATTGTAGAATCTGTATTATGATTAGTAACTACAATTTCGGATATTTGGTAATTACTATTTGTAGTATCTTCTACACATACAACATAATAAGATGAATTATAAGTTGTACTATGCTGAGCAATGTTAGTTGATACTGGTGATGTTGAAGAAGCAATAGAAACATAATTAGAATCTAGAAGACTTCCGCCAACTGCAGTAGATCCGATTCCCGTAGAGGAAGTATTTGCTATAGATACAACAATTGAATTGATGTTATATTCTACTGATGAAGCACTGTTCAATATAAAATCTAGATTTAAGTTAGACCCACTTAAATAAGCGTGATATGTTCCTATTCCAGATGAAGAATAAGGACTAAAGTTTCCAGTCGTCAATTGCCCATAATCAATAAAGAAAACATCTTGATTATTATGCAATAAAGTAATTTCATTAAATTCAAAGTAAGACTTGTCTGTTGCACCAATTTGAACTAAAACTTTAGAAGATCTATAAGTTGATGCAATTCCTACAACAGTTGTAGTAGTATTTCCAACAGAAATATTGGAAGTGTGTGAATGAATTTTTACTACATTGCCTAAGTTTTGAGTTCCTATTCCTGCTATGGAATCTTTAATTCCGAAAGAAGTATATTCTAAACTGTAATTATTAACACTAAATTTATTTGGATAGAATAATAGACTTCCTTCAGTTCCACTAACACTGAAATCAAAATATCCTAGATCTTCTCCAGTTTCAACTCTAGCATATTGATTTAAATAACCAATATTATTATCATGAAGAAGAGTGACTAAAAGGGTTTCTTTTTCAGTCGGGAATCTTCTATCTGATATGTAAATAACATATTTTTTAGATCTATATTCATCAATGTCAAATGAATCAACTTCACTAAATCTAGTTGATCTTGGATTACTATTAAACTGGGAACTTATATCATCAATTTTTAAAACTCTATTGCCGATAGATTCAATATAGTCTTGGATAATTTTGGAATTAAATTTTATTCTATCTGAATACTGCTTATTGCTTATCGTAATATTATTTTCAGATACCAAATCATAATCATCAAAGCAATGAAGGCTCTTAACATTATACAGATCAGCAATTCCAGTAAATTCTGATTTATCCTGAGTCGTTGATAATCCAATAAATCCTGAAGATGAATTAATTACAAGATCACTAAACTTTTTAAATCCCGCAGTGTGATTCAAAGTGCTAACACCATCTTCCCACTGATCAAAGGAAATTTCAGATTTTAGTGAGTATGAGAAATACTGATAATAATCGCTATCTTGAATTCTTTGAGTATCTGTGTTTAAGAAACCAGTCTCCTTAAACCAACCATTTCTTACAATGGAAGAAGATCCAACATTATAAGATGCATCAGAACTATAAACTGCATCAATTACTGCACTTGCCCCAGAAGACTCGCCAATAATAACTTCTCCAACTACGAAGTCATTATTTGTTGCAACCTTTAGATTGTTATTTCTAAAATCCCACAGTTGTACTATACCACTTGCAGAATTTGAAGAAATAATCTCACTAGTTCTAAATGATAATTTTTTCAGAGAGATATTAAAAATAGGGAAGTATCTCTCTGGTACTACAAATCCATTGATACTAACAATACCAGGAGACTCTCCGGTTGAAAGGTACTCTGATAAATTATAAGTGATGGAACCATTAGATCCTCCAATATTAGGATCAGTGGATGTTATAGTGAATAGAGAATAATTATAATTTTCTGAATTATATCCTTTAATTGTGGAAATGGATGATGCTACGCCAACACCTTCAATAAGAATTCTTTCACCAACGGCAAATGGGAAAGATTCTACATCACTGAAACTTGGTTTTAAGTATACAGTAACATTTTTGGTGGTTGAATTATAAGTAATCGAATTAATTCCAATACCATTTGAATTATTTACTGGTAGAACAATTGGATTTATATCATAAATTCCGGATACATTTTTATTAATTTTAACTTCACTATCTCCGAGTTCATAAGATAAATCTATATCTGTTAATTGTTGATTTGTTTTTCCATCAATAACTACCAAATCTGGTGGTATTACATAATTAACTCCGCGAGAAGAAATACCAATTCTATCAAATATTGAAAGAGTATAAAGTTTTAGAATATCAGGAAGTTTTGCTGATGGGCGAAGAGTGAAATCTGAAGGATATGAGAATCCAATATCTTGAATTTCAACATTACTCACAGAACCAATACTATCACCATTAGAGTATAATAAACCATCTTCACCCTGAGTTGATAATACTTCAGATATTGAAGGCAATGATTTATACTTAGATCCGCCAGATTCTATAGTGGTTGTTTTTATTTTTCCTTTACCAGTAAACCTTTCATATTCAAAAAGTCCATTAGATGTGTTATATGAACTTTCATCTGGAGCAAAAGGAATTGTATAGACAAACGTTGTACTTCCTACACCAGAAACTACAATAGAACCCGATAATTCACTATTAACAAAAACAATTTCTCCTGCACCAACTAATTGGTTATCAAATATAATTTCTTGTTTTGACTGTGGTAAAAGATCATCATTTTTTGGTTCTAGTCTATAATAAAGTCTATCAGGAAACTCGTCATTGAGAGTTAAAGATATTGATGCATTAGTATCAATACCAATTATTCCTGTTTTAATTACATTGAATGTAGAAGAATTTAATGTTTTATTAAATTCTTCAGTAAAATTAGGATTCTTATAAATCTTGAAATCAAAAGCAGAATAATCTACAGTATTATTTGTAAATGATAAAGAAGAATCTGATAAATCAAAATTAATAGTATTATTTCTAGTTACAAAAATCTGCGGATTTATTGGAGAAATTGTGCCTGATCCGGTAGAAGTTATGTTTAAAACTTTATCAATTGATGCATCATAAATTGATTCTGCAAGTTTAATGGAATTTTTGCCGTAATATATTACATAATAAATTTTATTATCAACTAATCCACCAACTGGAGTAGTTTGTCTGAATATAACACTTTGTCCAGTTGCCAACTTATGATTTTCTAAAGTAATGGTTTTGCTTACGATATCAACATCTGCGGCACCAAATGAAAGTGGATTGATGTAAAGTCTTCTATTATAATCATTATAATAAACAGATACGCTTGTGGATAATTGAGGAGATGCTGTTATTGAAATACTTTCTCCAATGAGCATTCCATGAGTTTCTGCAGTTGAGACATTTACTGTATTTTTTGATAGATCTGCCTTAACTGTTTTTGTTGGATTTAATTTCAAACTATGATAAACACCTGTTCCAATTCCTGTGAAGTATAATAAAGTTCCCACATTAGTGGATCCAACTCCAACAAAAGTTCCAGTAGTCCCTAGTCCAACGAGAACTGTAGAAATTCCGATTAAATCTTCAGATATTCTTGCAGAGTATACTATTGAATTATTAGTTAAATTGAATGAACTAATACCATCTGTCGAAATTGATAATGGACTACCGTTATTTGAACGATAAAGTAATATAGTACCAGTTGGAATTTCGTGTCCGGGAATATAAATGGTTCTCGTTGGAACAAATATAGATGTTCCACCAGAGCCAGGATTTGTGAAATAAAGTGTTAATCCAATTCCAACACCACTCGTAGTTCCTAATCCAACAGATTCTACAGGATTAAAATATAACTCTCTATTATCAAAGAAAGTTACTGCAAGACCGGCAGAATTGTAAATGAATTTAGTAGAAGACTCTGTTAATGCATATCCAGGAGAATATGAAGATACACCTGTTGTTCCATTTTGATTTCTGAGTATTCTAACTCTTGAATTTGCGAAATCAGTATCTAATATTTTAATTATTTCATTACCAAGATAAAATAAATTATTTACAGAGGCATTTATTGGTGGATAGACACTCATGTAAGTGACTATTCCGGTATAAGAAGCAGATCCAATTCCAGAAGAAAGAATCAATTTATTACCGATTACATCAATTCTTTGAGATATACTAAAATCATTCGGGAATTTTCCTTGTATAGTTAGAAAATCTCCACTCTTTAAATCCAACTGAGAAGAAGAGATGCCGATATTTCCAATTAATTCAACATTATCTATTTCGGTTGTTGTAATTGAAATACCTACAATTTCCTTACCTTCAATACTAGAAACATATGCTTTGGCTCCTCTTCCTCCAGTTCCACTACTATTAAATAAAATTGAGTCTCCTACATTATAATCATCTCCGGAGTTAATAATATCAATTGAAGTTACTGCACCTGAACTTACATTAGTAACTTTAGAATTTTGCTCTTTAATTTTATTTGGATTTTTTATAAATTCATAAGAACTATTATCACTAGTCAAATAATAAGGAGTTGTATTTCTAAGCAAACCAGTTGTATTAAGATCAAAATCATCTTGATTGGATAGAGGAGAAAAATTAAGTGAATTGGCAGTTGAATGATAGTAATCTCCAATCGCATATGGGAATGTTGGTTTTCTATAATTTGCAAATATTCCCGCAGTTTCGATTATATCAGATACAGTTGCAAAATAAGCATAAGTACCATTTGGATATTCTGGTGTTATGCAGAATCTTCCGTTTGATTGATCTAAATCTCCATCGCCAATATATTCATAGTCTTCGACAAAAAATCCTTCCGGATAAAGATTCAAACTTGGACGATTGTCTTGCAATGAAATTGAATAACCAGATTTTAGTAATTTTGGAGAACCTCCAGAAGGAGTTGAGTATCCATAAGGTCCATAAATTGGATTTCCATCATATGCCCATCCAATAATAGGAGAGTGAGCATCTGATAATGTTTCTCTTCCATTTTGAATATTCAGGTCTGGAACATAAATTGCTTCGCCACTTACAAATTTTTCACTAAATGCGGATCTTCTTAGATTCCTTGGAGCATATGCATGAGAATATTCAAGACCAAAATCTTCTTTCAGGGATTCGGCAATAATACCATCATCATCTCTTATCTCTTCGGAATCGATATTTCTTTCTACTAAATTGACATTCCAGGATTTTATATTTGCATTGAATTTTGCCTCTTGGCCGGCAGACAAAACATCAATTGTAGTTGTTGATTGCCCATATCCAACTCCACCAGAAATAACTTTTACTTCAATTAAAAGTCCCTGATCAACTACTGGAGTTAAAATAGCACCATATCCACCAGGACTTTCGACAAACAAATCCGGAGGAGAATTATATCCAGTTCCGGAACTTACGACAAAAACTTCAGCAATAGAACCATTTAATATTACTGGTCTTACTTCAGCCCCTGTTCCGGATTTTAAAATAAATTCAGGTTGTCTATTATAATTCAATATCTCTTCAGATCCATAACCAGATCCACCATCTTCTACAAATACTGATTCAACTGGTCCACGGAAAATGAGTTGAAGTTCAGCATCAAATGTTTGGTTTGTGAAAGTAGTCACTCCAACAGATCCAATCAGTTGAACTTGTATTGGTTTATCTCTAAAAATATGAAGTCCACTACCAACACTGGTAAGATTTACTGGTTGATTCGTTTCATAATAAAAATCTATTAACTGTTTATCATCAGTGGTATACTGATCAAATAATCTAAAATTATCATTATCAATTTTTCTTACATAATAATACTTAGAGGTATTCAATCCATTTATTGCCGAACCTGTAGTTTGATATGCAACTACATCTTTATTATTAAAATTATGATTTGCAATATTGATAGAATTGTTTGCAGTGCTAATTCCCACAGAATCAACAGACAATCTTCTGTTTCTATAATTAGATCCTGTATTAATTACAGTTAAAGATCTGATTTTTCTCTTTTTAAATTTTGATTTTAAAGTATGAACTCCTTCGCCGTATGGGGAAGATAAGTTTATCGTATTGATTCCAGTAACAGCATCACTTAATTTGGTGTGTAATTTTATAGTGCTCGCATCTACTATTGATGCAAAATAAGATGAGTTTGTTGTAATTCCACCAATACCTTGCTGTTGATTTGTTTGGTATATTAACTCATCTCCACTGTTAAGTTTGTGGAAAGATGAAAATCCGATTGTATTATTTGCTAAATTTACATACCCAGCAGATTGATTAGAATTAAATGATACTGAGTAATCATAAGACTCTAAATTTGCAACAGCACTAGCACCAAAACCATTTCCGCCAGTTATGATGACTCTAGGAGTTTCCAAATAGTTTATTCCACCATCAATAACATCAATTCTGGATAATGATCCATTAATAATACAATAAGCAGTAGCACCAGAACCCACTGAATCACTAACTTGCATTAATGGAGGATTTATGGCATCATAATTGAATCCGCCAGATAATACATCAACAGATGTTATTGGTCCATAGTAAATATAATCATTTGATTTATAGTTTAACAGTTCAACACCATTAATAAAAATTCCAGTAAATCCTGCTGGAGTTATAGTTCTAGTATTTGTAGTTACTGGATTTGCAATTTGGCGAATTAATTTTTGGGTCTGTACTGTCTTTGCGCTTAAATTTTCAAAAGTAAAGGGTTCATAATAAAAAACATTATTGGTAACAGTACCTGATACACTTACATAACTATCATTAAAAAGATCACTAAGACTTCTACTTAGTTTTATTGTGTTCAAATCAACTCTTCTAACAAAATATTTCCCGGAAGATAAGTCTAATTTATTGTTAGCATCATCTGGATTATAGACAATTCTGTCACCAGTATAGAACTTATGATTAGGGATAGAAAGAGTATCCCCGAAGAATGTTCCGGAGAAAGTAACTATTTTATCTCTAATAATGAGAGAATTGTTTAAATAATATGGTAAAGATGGAGATGTTACATATACAGAATTTATACCATCCAAATAAGTATTCTGAACATTTGCTGTATATTTGTTTAAACTTAAATTATTTGATGATAATACATTAACTATATTTTTTCTTATTTGAAATGGTACAAAAGAAATTAACCTTTGTTCAGTAGATACAATAATGGAAGTGGAATTTTTTATTGAACTGATAACACCTTTAACTTCAGAAACTGGTTGTGCTTGTGGAGGTACAATCGTGACTGAATCGCCGATATAAAAAAGATGTTGATCAAAAAGATCAATACGATATTTAAAATTTAATGAGTCTAATTCAACAACTGATTTTATATTATGGGTAGATGAAATATTAAATAACCACTTATTTGCTCTAAAATCATCAGTCTCTTTGCCAAGTGTTCTAATCTTGATTAGATCTCCTTTATCATAATATTTGGTGGGAGAATCTAACAATACATTAGAAAGAACACCAGTAACTCTTACTTTTACAATTTGTGTTTGTTCAATATCTGCATATCCAAAAGCAAAAATATCTAAGTTTAATTCACTATTTTTTGAAATATCTTGTGTTATTCCAATGCAACCATGAAACTGTGTCGATGATTTAGATTCATAGTTAACTGATAACTGCGTACCATTTTCTAAATTTACTACTAAAACACCAGAAGATGGAAATCCTAAAGTAGAATCTACAGTAAGAGTATCAGAACCAGAAGCAATATCTACTATGTTTCTGGTTCTTGGATGTACAGTAAAATCTCCAAGAGTAAGACCAGTTTCATTTAAGTTATCGTAACCAAAATCTAAACTAATTACGTAATATTCCTTATCTCCACGAATAATTTTCTCTACATTTGATATTGTACCCCTAGACTCGGGAATATTATAGATTGAATCTTGATATAATGTCAGGTTTACTAGGTCTGATGGATCGCCTTCAATCGCTTCAACTACAAGATCTTTTGTAATTCTATATTGAGCATCCGAAGGTTGGATGAGAAAATCCCTAGGAAGAATAACTTCAACATCCTTACCATATAAAGTTCTAAAAAGAATTTCAAAGGAGTGTGCTGTTCCTTTTGACGAATAAAAATCGTTAGACTGTTTAATAAAAAGTCCTTGATTAATTTCGGAATTTAAAGATCGATCTTCAAATCCAGGTGTGACCTGAGTTTTAACTTTATTAAAAAACTCTTTTAGGAAAAGAATACTTAAATTTTCAACTACAGATCCGTTTGAATGCGTCTCTACGTTTGTATCAGAAAACTTTAATTGATCATTATTATAATATTCTTCAATTCCAACAAATCCTCTTACACATTCAGTAAACGATGTAGCGGTTTTACCTTTATATGTAATAATTTCATTGTCAATCATAATTAAACCATATGAATCAGGAAATCCATAGGTGCTTTCAACATTAATTGTCGTATCAAACAACGAAACATCAGATGTTGTCTGAGTAGAATCAGTTAGATTAGTTAAGTTATCAACTTTTACATAACGATCAATATTCTGTAGAATATCAAGTGTGCTTCCTTGATTTTCTATTGCTTGATAGTACTGCGAAAGAAATTCCGAAACTAGCGGAAATTCTTCCTTTACATAATCAGGAAGTTGATTTTCAACAATGGAACTAATTTTGATTCTGCTCTCGGTCATTTTATGATCTTACAAGATTTCCGTTTTCGTAGCTTGATGTTACTGTATATGATGTGCCTGATATATCGGCACCCGAAGAAATTTCATCAGAGACAGTATTTAAAGTACTGTTATTAATATCTATCTGCAAATAAAGATCCTGTAATCCGATGATATCATTAGACTTAGGAATTGCAGATATTTCTATAACTGGATTTTCTCCAGTAATTTTACTAGTTTCTCTGAAATCAATAGGAGACAAAATAATTTCACCTTTTTGATAATTTATTGTTCCTGCATTTGATGCTACAGTCACGAATTCAGTTTGTGATGTGGGTCTAAAAATAATAATTCTACCAGTTCTTAAATTAGAATCAGGTATATCAGTCATATACAAAGTATCTGCTAGACCATTTACCTTAAATCCAGATGATTTAATATTAAATCCATTACGATCTTTTATATGAAACTCATTCCCGAAACATATCTCATAGTCAGCAAATTGATTTATGAGAGGGAACAAATCTCTTCTCATTCTAATTTTTGTAATATTTGATGTAATAGCATTATTACTTTCATCAATTACTTTCAAAAATTTACTATATTTAAATCTAGCACCATATCTATTAAGTTCACTGGAGTCTGCATACCTGGTTATATTCTGACTTACAATGCTTCTTACGTTATCTGCAGACGAAGCAAGATTAGTGTTATAGTAAATTGTAGTGTCAAATTCAACATAAAGATATTTTAGATCTACTATCTCCGGAACAATCCCGGCAACACTATACTTCCTTAAAAGTTTTACTATATTATCCTTTACTTGACTGGATACAAAAGGACCATTAAAAGGTTTAATGCTAATAAAGACTCTACCATATCTCGGTGGATTAAGATCTTCTCCACCATAGACCGATATTGATTCAGTTTCTGGATATATTTTTGGAATTATACTTTCATAATCATTTGCAGTTACTGCTCTATTTTGAGATGCATATATCCTAGGGGCATATTTTTTAATAGATTCTACAGATTCAATTTCTTTACCACTTCTCGATATTACGTTTGTTGTAACTAAAGATATTCCATCAGTAACAACTCTGCCATTATTATCAACTAATCTACCAGAAAATCTAAAGTCACTTACACCATTTCCAGATTCTCCATTTGTAATTATGTAAGATGCTTCAATGTAATTTAAATTATCTAATTTTTTACCAAATACCCCATCACCAAAAATTAATTCATATCTCTGATCTTCAACTTCTTGAATGAAGAATACATTAGAATTAGAAGTTACATTTAGAATACTATCAGAAAAAACAAAATTTCTAATAACAGAACTTGATTCTGTATTTCTTACTGCTACAGATAATGAAGAAGTATCAATATTAGCATTTTCTAAAGTATATTTTTGATTTGGATTATTAGAATCAACAGTGAAATTTGCAGTAACGAAAGAACCTTCGTAAATCTCCACATTATCAAAAAGTGCAATATTGTTTACTACAGGAACAGTGACATCATTCTGTATCGAAAACGTATAATTTACATCACCAAAAGCAAAGTTTGACGTACAAACAACTCCTCTCTTTAAAGTTAAAGTAATTGGATTTGTACTAAAGGTACTAGTATCTACAAAGAAAGAAATATTAGCTCTAGCAGAAGTTCTAGATCTAGGAACATATCCAATATTACGAGCGAGAGAAACAACATTTTCTCTTAGTGTTGCACTATCAATAAAAACCTCATTACTAACCATGTTAGCATTATATGAGGAAATATATGTATTATACGCCAAAAGATCTATGATAGTTGAAAGATTGGATCCTTCAAAATCATAATCCGTAAAGTTCGAATTTGATCTTAAGTATTCCTTTAAAGATACTTTTATCTGATCAAAATCTAAATTTGTAAAGTTTACTAGTGCCATTTATCTTGCTGGTTGTAATGCAAATGATAATTGCTGAGGAAGTACATCTATTCCAACAATTTTATACTGTATTGTAGTTGCAAATTCATTCTCATCATAATTTGGGCTTACTGTCACCTCCATAATTTGAATTCTAGGTTCATATGTATTAAGAACATATGTGATTTCATCCTTTATGATTGATGCAGTCATTTCATCAATATTTTCAAAAAGAAGTTTTGATACTCCCGTACCAAAACTAGAATTAAAAAACTTTTCTCCTTGAGAAGAAAGGACAAGATTTTTCACAGATCTTGCAATTGCAGTCTCATTTTTAATTCCAATCAAATCCCGATTTAAAGGATTTGATTGGAAAGTCATACTAATATCTTTAAACCCTTTACTTATCCTCTCTAGAGGCATATTTCATATGCAAGTATATCTTATTTAGAGTGGTTTTGACTCATAAAGAGGTTCAGTTCCATATTCCCAGTCATCATAATCTTGATCATTACGAATTCTTTCATGAATTTCATTTTGGTGATAAAAATCATGTTTTTTTGGAGTTAATTCATCATTTGCTATCTCACGAAGCATTTTTTGTTTGTAAATTTGAGTCTCCCATCCATATTCACTTGACAAATACTCAGTTCCCCACTCATTTTTCATGAAATTTTGGTCTTTATCTACTTTCTTGGTCATTGTTTGCTCCTGATTCGTTAAAATCAGAACTTTTTACGGGGTTGCTATCCCGAATATTTGTAATTTCGTACATAAAATCATCAGATGTCTCTATTTTGCGACGATTTTCGACAGAATATTCGGTTAAATCTATTTCATAACCTGGATTTTTGGTAATTCTATTCTTAGTCCATGCATCGTCATACCACAGTATCTTATTATTAGGGTATGCATAGAAATTTCCATTATCCATTTTGAAAAAATGAGCACATTTATGCTCCGGAGTCTCACTAAAGTTAGTATTCAGTGTAGATTTTGACTCCCATGACCAGTCAAGAGTGAACATGTAAGTTCCTTCATTCTTTTCTCCACGATAATTGATCAATTCAGCGCGTAAGTTAGCAAGTCTTGAACGAACTTGAACATCAACATAAGGAGAAAAGCAATCCCACCACATACATTCTTCTAATCTAGGTGTTGGCGCATCAGGTTTCCAACAAAATGCATGAATTGGTCTACGAGTCCAGTTCACCCCATTCTCAAGAAACGCCTCAAAGAGCGGTACGTGCTTCTCTAGGGATGCTACAGAGTGAACGTCACATAAAGTTACCTCACCATGACCTTTTTTATGATTAAAAAGGAATTCATTACGAATGTAGCAAGTAATTGTCGGAAGATTATGATTTAAGTATGCCATAAAAAAATACTAAAAAAGCAGGAATTTCTTCCTGCCCTATCTATATTATTTTCCTTGACCGCGATACTTCTTTTTACGTCCATTGCGAGACGTTGCTGATAGTAAAGTGCGAGGAGAGCGTCCTTGACGAGTTTTCTTCGGCGCGCCAGGTTGAAAAATAAGTTTATTCAGTGCCATTTTGAATTTCCTCCAGTTCAATTAAATTAGGATCAATATCACCCCCAGAGTAAAACTTCTCTGAGAGGTCTTGTAGAACCTCACTACAAGCGTCTAGAGTGAGGTTCTGATAGATTCTACGACCTTTATATAAGATATCGTAGTGTTTCATTAGATAACACGAGTTTTTTCATGACCAACTCTAATTCGAGGATCGCACCAGATCTTAAATCCTTTCTCAATGGCATCAAGACAGAATGAAACATCTTCGCCACACATATCCTGAACTGCACCAGATTCAAAGACTTGCATCTTAGGAGCAAACCAAGGGTATTCAAGATTCTCAAATACACCATTCTTAATCAGAACCCATCCAAAACCAGTATAATCAACTGTAAATGGTTTCCTACGCTTTGAGATGGACTCAACGTTCTCATGATTCATCACTCCACCATTCTTACGGAAGTCATCTTCTTCCAACCAGTGTGCTACTGAGGTCGTGTGACCATCTTCTGTGGCATACCATCCAGCAACAATCTCCTTCTCTTCCCCTTCTTCATTCAGAGCAAGATCACAGAGTTGCCAGAACTTTTCTGTGGTGAAGACAATATCCGAGTCAATCCAAAGTTGATAATCATATTGTAGTTTACCATCCCAAGGAATTTGCTTCGGTCCCCTTAGAACATTTGCACCAAGTACTTTACAACGTGCAAAGTTAACCATTGATGAGTAATCCTGAGAAATCTGAATACTCATTCCATTTTGTACCATATCAAAGCAAAGTTGTACAAATGCTTTGAGGAAGATAAAAGAACATCCACGTCCAGGTAGACAGAAGACAATACTCTTACCTTTCATTCTTTCTTTGATAGCATCATAATCCCAATCTTCATTGGAAGGTTTGGGTGCAGCTGCTTTTACTGTGAATCCTTTTGCCATAAGTGAAAAATAACCTTCAGATCAATTTTATCAGTCTATATATGTCCTGTCAATGCCTTCAATGAGACGAGTTCAGAACTACCTCTTTGTTTATTACCAGTTCCTCATAAGTTAAATCTTCTTTCGAAAATTTCACATCAATTAACTCAACCATGCGATGCAACATCTCCCAGGTCTCAGAGAATTTGTCCTCTGATAAACTGTGATAGATGCATTTGCCGTTTGCGTATATGTGATAAACCTTTTCAGTCATAAAAAATTTTTCCGGAAATTTTTTCAGTAACTCTTATTTTGTTACCGCACTATATATCAGCACAATTAAAAATCCAAGGGGAACTCCGATTATCGTAAAACACTGCCGTGGATATCTTATTAACCACCCCGCAAAGACGACCTTCCAGAAATTCCAATAAGGTCTACTTCTTCTTGCCACCTTTCTTTACTGTACGTTTGTCTGGGCGGGAATATCCACCCTTATGAATCCATTTGGTCACTTTTTGGTACTCCGGAAAAATTTTATGGGTCTGATATTTAGAGGTCGAATTGTCACCTCTGTAGGTTAGGGTAGTTTGCCTTTTTTAAACGGGGGGGGCCCGCTACGCCCCCCACAAGAACCCCGCGCATAATAAGGGACACTGCCTATACACGAAGTCTAGCACAGTGCCCCCCTATGTGTCAATCAACGTCAGTCTCAAACTCTACTAAAACAGGCACATTATCGACAACAGTGAGATACTGCTCCTGGTAGATTCCAGGTCCAATCTCTACGCTACCGACCAGAAGTGCAGTTGCCAAGAGTGTTTCGATCATGATAAAAGTGTGGTGGTTGTGTGAGCAGTTTAGTGTCATGCTCAGGACAATAAGTTAAACTTTATCAGTCAAGTTTGATGCTACCATTAAACTCAACATCACCATCAGTTGTTGACATAAACCACTGATAGTTCTTCTGATAGATACGCTCACCATTGCCATGCTTAGAAAGAATAGCGTTGAGGCGAGACTTCGTGGTTGTTGTTTGATAACCAGCATCGAACAGTTCCAACCACGTATCAGCAACCATAGCGATCAGATTGTTATACAAATAGACAAACGATACGCCCTCGATGTTGATAACTTGAGTGTTATCTTTCTTCCAATCCTTCTCATTGAGGATTGCGTCATTCATTTGGGATTCGATGACACGCATTGTAGGAAGTGCGATGGGGTTGTGTGGTATCTCTCAACCACCCCTATAAGATAACAGAGATTCGGGGGCAATGGGTGATCCTTGTGCCACTTTCTCAACTGGCACAAGAAAAGGGAGTTGATATAAACAACTCCCCATAAGTTCAGACCAGTTGTAGAAGATTAGCGCGGAGTGCTTGATTAACAAAACCTCCAACACTTTCGCCTTCTTCAATCACATCCTTCAGGTCATTCTCCCATGCTTCAGTATCAGTGACACTGTAAGTATAAGGGCGACCGTTGAACTCAATAGTGACCTGATTGTTCATCACGTCGCTGATGTTAGTGATGACGGAACTGTTGAACTTAACCATGATGAGTAAGAAGAATTAAGGAATCAGTTTGAGTGTCTTTAAGGCGCATCTCATTCCCTTAAGTATTACCTAAGGACCCTACGGTTTGTGTTACTTAGCAGAGTTGTTGTTTAACACTGTTTCGACGTATTCGTTGAACTCATCATACATCCAAGCGGGAATACTTGTGCGGGCATAACGATCCATTGCGACTGTGATTTCGTCCCAACGAGTAACCTCAACACCAGCATCAATCGATTTTCCACTATAACGAGGAGCACTCATTCTGGCGTTCAAAGCATTATCTAACTTGAGGTATGCTTGCCCAGCAAGTGTAAGGAACTGGTGCCAGGATAGTTTGGAATAATATGCTTCAGCGGTGAGCACATCTTCCTGAATGTCGTTGATAGTGATCATGGGTTGATTCCCTTTGACTCCTTAAAGATACAGGAGATTCCACCACCATACCACTGCCTTGTGCCAGTTCCCTAAGTGTCACTCACAGTCTCATAACGCTATCGTTATATCATCATATAGGAGTCTTATAGTATATCATATAACGCTATCGTTATACTACTATAGGACTCCAGTTTCTTATACTTTACCAGTCAATGTCGAAGTCTTCCACGTATGCCCTCACCTTCTCACTTGGTTCGAGTTTGAATACTTTCTCCCAATCAATTTGACGTGCGTCGAAATCACCTAGGACATCAAGATCCAATGTGATTCTTACATGACGCTTTTGTGCCATTTGGTAAGTTGCAGACATGAGACTTCCTTGATTCGTTGACTTGTTCACTATAGAATCCCCGGGAGAATTTGTCAATCCCTTGTGCATATTTATTCGGGTCACTGAGATTTTATGGGGGTATGTCAGGGTTTTAGAATCTCGGGGTTCTTGACATTTTCGCGCGGTGCTGATAGACTGCAGGCAAAGATCACAAGGTCCAGAAGGATTTAAAGGGTATAAGTCACAAGGTCGAGAAGGATTTAAAGGGCATTAAAAGGGTTCTATAAGGTATTAGAGACACATACAACGCTATCATTATACAATCAAATCATTCCTTCACATATGTTTTTTAATACATTTTTAATTGATTTTTAACCTAAAACAATTGAAATACACTAAAAAAGCATTAAAAAAGGTCCTTTTTACGGGACCTTAAGTATATGCTATAATAGAACTTCTATTCACGAGAAGACTGAATAGCAAAAGATTCAATACCAGTCACTGCACGATTTCCTAAGTTTGCAATACCTTGGAATCCTACAGTAGAGAGTATAATACCAGTGATGATTCCTGCAATAAACTTAGTCATTTGTATTCATCAATGATGGAAGTGATAACGAATAATGATTGAAGCGAAAAGCATTAAGTTAATCATCAAAACTCATACCCCTCTGACAGTGCCCAATCACAAAGAATACTAGTAAGTTCTTGATATGAACCACTGTATTCTTCATTAGCAATGTTTAGATAATACATTCCATTACTATGAGACAAAATAGTCAAATACCCATCACCATAAGCATCATCTACTGTTTTTGGTAATGGTTGATTAAGTTGCTTTTTGTCTGGGAAAACATAAAACAACTCATCAGTTTGATCATCACGAATACAAATTGATTTCATTGGATAATATCATAATTGATTGACTTAATGCACCAACCTGTATTGTTGGTGATTGTGTCTGCTAAGTCTTCTTCAGTTGGTGAAGTCCACAGACAATTTGTTGTCTCTTGAATGATTTCGTTTTGTTCCTCTTGAGTGAGATCTTCATCATCGAAATCGAATTGAATCTCAGTGATCTTGTAGTAGTTCATGGGGGAGTGGTGTTCCTTGAACTTCTTAAGAATACAGGATACTGGGGGCAGTGGGAGAATCAGTGGACGGTTTGGCAACTGGCACATCACAGAATCCGTAACGTAGAAAGACTCATACCTTACAAATGAAATTACATGAAAAACAGTTTTTAATACAAACACAAAAAAGAGGAGTATAAAAACTCCTCTCACTTAATTCAAAACTCAATCGGTTCAGATGTCGGTTCTTTCGTATCAGAACTTTGAGTCATGGTATCAAGAATCTCAAGAATCTGATCACCAGTTTCACCTTTACGGAGAAGAGAGATCATTACGCTTTTGGTCATGATTAAAAAGTAAATGTGTTATTTAAGCAGTTTAATGTCATGCTCAGGACAAAAGATTCAGAATGTAGGAATCTTTACATCTTCATCATAACGTCTTGCAAAACAACCAGAAAGAAACACAGAATCATGAACTTGTGCGTTATCTTTGTATACTAGTTGTTTGCCAAACTTAAAGCAACTCCAAACGATTTGCTTTGTTTCAAGATCACTAGCAGGAGAGAAAGTACGCATGATTCAGTTCAGAAACAGTTTGGAGATTTTGGATTGCACAGAATCAGTCAAATCTGATTCTTCATCACCATGGTCTTGAAATTCACTCATTGCTTCATAGATAGCATCCCATTCTTCATCGGTGAAAAACTCTTTGATGCTTGCGATGTCAGTCATGAGTGTGTTCCTTGAACTTCTTAAGAATACAGGATCTTGGTGTGGTTGCTAGTGACCTTGTGCCAGTTCATCAACTGTCCACTAGTTGTTTTTGTTTCTTTACTTCTTTTTGAATCTTTACTAAATTCTCAACAGTAAGTTTTGATTCATCAAGAGAAATAAAATCTCCATCATCAATACAAATCTCACTTAACCAATACTCATAAACAAATGAATTGTAAAAATTCAATTCATCCAATGCACGCGAAAAAGCATTCAGAACTTCAGTGGTTTGCGTCATTTGATTAGGAAAAAAAATCATTACTTTTTGAAGGATTTGACGATGATGTTCTTAAAAAGATTGAACAAGAAATATGCACCAAATACTTTTACCCATGCAATGTTAAGAGCAAAGATAAAAGTAAGAATAGACCAAATTATTGTGGGAAAGATAAAAAGAAGAATGATACCTGCAACTGATTTACCAATCACCTCTCCCAATTCTTCGGCATCAGCAATTCTGCGCTCTTCAGGTGTCATTTTCAGTTTATTGAGTTCTGCAATAAACTTTTCGGGATCAATGCTAGTCATTTCTTTTTGTGACGATAAGATGCAGAGGGATCGGGATCATAAACACCGCCACCATCACGATCTTCAAGATAAAATAGAATCGAGAAGATTGTAAGAATAAATCCACCGAGAATCAACATAATCAACAAGTACCTCGCATGATGTTGTACTCTTGCACCTTAGTTGTCAAGTTGGTAAACAAGATCCTCAAGTTCTTTTAATAGTTCAGGAGTGAATCGTTCTACAATTGGTTGCTCATCATCCGAATACAATTCAAACTCATACATGTATTCACAGTTAACATCAAGAGACATCAAATTCTCAAGTTGTTGTTCAATGCTACTAATCAATTGTTCTTGTGTTTCAGTCACAGTTCAACCTGCCAGTTAGAATCGTTGTGAAGATTAACCCAGAAAAAGTTCCTTGAATTCAGTGAACGTAAAAAAACACGATCACCTTTGTTCTGTTCAATAATGCACTCAGGATTTGACTCCATTATATTGCAGAATCTATTCTTTGCTTTCTTAGATTTTGGAGTGACAAATACGGTGTTCATGTTGGAAACCTCTTTGACTCTTTAAGAATACAGAAAAACTGTCACCAAGTTCCGCGTTGGATGTGGATTTTGCGGACTTCCTGATACAGAAAATGCCGAAGTTTAGGATCGGTAGTGTTATCAAAAGCATGATAAAGACGATTCAAATACTCATCTTGTGTTGCTCCTATGTTACCACTACCACTAATCTCATTGAGTGGTGAACCTGCGGAAACTTTAGATTTACCAAAATTTCCAGTGATGTTACCTTGTGTCCGAAGTTTGGGACGGATTTTGGAAAGATTGGAAGTGCTGAAGTTGTATTTCATAATTCACTTAAAAGTTCCATTCACGGAAACAACTTTTGCGGTAGGATTGCGTGCTTCTGCAGTTTCGCGTGCATCCCTAGGAGAGTTTGCATACACGAAATCTGTGAAGTTGCGACCAGAAACCCAGAGTTTAACTTCGTACTTCATGATGAATCAATACTTTTTGCGGTTCAGATACTGAATCAGTAAAACTTGTCCGCCACCAAGTGCGTAACCAATGAGAAAGAAAATGCCAGTTGCCATGATAAGAAATTGAGGTTGATGTGTGGTTTGCCTCAACAAACACAGTATAAAGGCACTGTGGGCGATTCTGAGAGGTCTGGTGGACAGTTTAGAGACTGTCCACTATTTCAATAACCGTTCAGGAAATCTGCAAGTGCTTCCCGATACTCTTCTTCAGTATTAAAGGTGCGAAGACCAATCGTGCAGGGGAAAGTGCGCTTGCGAGCAGGAGTCGAACGAACCTCTTGCTCAGAGTAACCTTTCTCAACCAGTTGTGCAACGTAAGGGTTGAAAGTCATGAGGTGATTTGTCTCAACACAGATACAATACACCATTTAGGGTGCTGTGCGAGTCTATTGTGCCAGTTCTCAAACTGTCACATCAAGACTTTGGATTTCTGATATATGTGTCAGATGTTGAAAAATCTTTCTTCTTACCTTTATTTGCCTCAAATCCGTGAGACTTATAGAACTTTTTAAGTTTCTCTTTCTTTCCAGGATCAGGGTCTTGATTTAATGTAATTTTCTTACCAGTTTTGTCAGCATATTTACCAAGACCTTTCATAATTCTAGTTCCGATTCCTTTACCTTGCTTATCAGGTGGAACCCACAGTTGATTTACCCGAATGTTACCACTCTTTTCGCTATGAGAAGTATCAACATTCACGCCACGGTGTTTTCTACCGTATGCTTTTGCTATTTTAGCAAGAACTTCTTGTGGTGGTTTTGATTCTTTTGCCTCTTTCACAATGGAAGACAAATCAAATTTTCTTATTTTTCTTCCAGATTTGATGGTAGAGGTCTGTTTTGCTGGTTTTGCATCAGAATCTGCCATTTTTCCGATTCTCTCTGCTGTTTTACGTTCATCAGCAGAAAGTGGGAATTTATGAGTAAGAACTCTTGCCTCACAAACACTCATAAACTCTTCAAAAGTTCTAGCGCGTGGATTGTAGTATGGAGTTACATCAGATTTGTATTGATAACCACCAACATTCTTACCTAGATGCTTTTCCATCCTTCTCTTCTTCTCCAATTCATACTGTTGCTTGGCAGTTTTTGGTTTTGGGATTGGTTTACCTGTGATACCAATTACAGTCTTATCCTTTGCCATCTTACAAACACTTTTTGAATATTTATTAAAAAACCACCCGAAGGTGGTTTAGAGTTACCAATTCTTTTCAATAGTAAAGTTCAATCTACTAAACTCATCACGATTTACAATCTTATATGATCCAAATTGATTATGCATCACATATCCTTCATGATCACTTAACTCACCATCAATCTCACAGGCAACATCAGTATAAGATTCAATGAAGCAGAACAAATCCATCTTGATAGATTCAACGAGTTTCCACAATCGTATCAAGTTTACATCAACATCACAATTTTCTGCAATTTCATGCTCATCCACCTCTTTACCTTCGCGGATGTAAGAATTGATGACTTTTTTGAGTTCTTTCGCTTGTTTTTCATTCACGAAAGTGCAAAGGGTGCTCATTTGTAATGCAAACTTGCAGAAGTCTTCAATATCATCACGATAAGGGCAAATAGATGCTTCAGGTTGCACCCATTTCACGTCCAAAGTATCAACAAACTGCCTGATGATAGGATATGCAATAGCATTGCGAAGATCATCATCACACTCATACTCAGTGTGAGGAGCAATGATTACACTTTGCCCAATCACCTCACGGAACTTGTAAGTAATCGTGTTGGGACGATAAGTATCATCACCCCCAAAACCAATAAAATCACCTTGATAGACATGATTTGTGCGAGGCAGACTATCAAAGCAAGCGTGAAGAATAGTCGCAACTTTGCCTTCATGGTTCGCATCAATTTCTTCATGAGAATGATTGATCTTGATCTTTACTTTGTTGAAGACAGATTTAGTACCAACGAAAAACTTTCCATTGGCAGGATTGCGACCCCAAACAATAGCGGGACTTCCATCAATTTTTACACTGATGAAACTGTCAGGTTCACACATCCAATCCAATACAGACAGATCACCTGTAAGGATTGTATCTTCAGGATGCTCAATGTGCTTGTTTTGCATTGGTGTTTTGCTCACAAAGTGATCATAAAACAAAAAAGGGAACCTTGTCGGTTCCCTTGTGCCAGTTCAAATACCTTCTACTTTAGCGCGACCTTTGCTCACTCGCCCAGTTGCATAAAATTCCTTTACACGTTCTCTACGTGCTTGGAGTAGCATTTCGTATTCTTCACTTTGAGATTGTGTAAACTTAAAATCTTGACGCCTCCATGCTTGCTGAAGTTCTTGCATGTGAGGAAGGACGTTTACAGTGTCAGACATGATCAAAAATCCCAGTTAGAGTTCAGAAATGCGTTGAAAGTTTTGTCGTCTTGGTCTTCATCAAAAAGACCTTCATTCATTTCTTCCACGAAATCGAAGGAAGAAAGTTCTTCAACTTGAATGTCATCAAAATGATCCATGGGTGTTCCTCAAGTGAACAAAAGTAATATACAGGGGATTGGAGTGCTGGTGGCGAATCAGTGGACGGTTTCTAAAGTGTCCACTCAACGTCTCATAATTGCTTTCATCTCTGCACGCTTCTGTGCCTGCTGTGCTCCTGCTTCGCGCTCCATTTCTCTCTGAGCGTGAGTTTCTCTTGCTCTCTTTCTAG